GCCTTTCCCCATGGAAAGCTTGCCGGGGCTTGCTGCCATCGCAACGATGGAGGCGGCTGAGGCTGCGAGGCCGTCTACAAAGACGGATATGGGTTTGCCGTAGGAGCGGAGAACGTTGTATATTGCGATGCCGCAGAAGGCATCCCCACCGGGGCTGTTGACCCGGACCACAATGTTAGTCGCGTTGGGTGCCTCGTCGATAGCCGCTTTGAAGCTGCTCTCGGTTATGCCTGTGCCGTCCCACGATGCGCCGATCACGTCGTAGCAGGTGAGAGTGAGGGTGTCGCCGGTGGTGGTGGCTAGAAATCTTGGTGTCTTGTTCATTTTGTAGGTGGTCTCCCCATTTCGCCTGCTGGCACGTAGTTCGGATCGGTAAGCCGCGAAAGACTGATGTAGTTGACAGGCGCTAACCGCAACTCGCCCCCGTCTTCAGCCGCTATCGAGTTCATGCGTAGTTGCTTCCGAATGTCGTTCACGCTGTAAGCGCCCGTGTTTCTCAAGATGTTCATTCCGGCTGTTAATGCCGTGAAATCCGCTCTAACTAAGGCCGAGAAGTCATGCTCCACGACTAGGTTCGAGTTGGTGGGGAGTAACTTACGAGAAAATTCCTGTTCGAGTCTAACGGCCCAGGGGGTGAGGCTGAAGGTTCTGTACTCAATCGACTGTTGCTCAATGTTTGAATGCGTGGCTCGATCAAGCGACATTAGGAGGTGGGGGTTTATGCGAAACATGCGGCACACTTCGATGACTTGAAATTCGCGGGAACTTAGAAATTCTGCCGATTCATTGGGAATTGAAGTCTGTTGCCAGCTTGTGCCCGCTTCGAGAAGCAATGGTTTGTGCGCGTTCTTTCCGGTTGCTTGGGTTTCAACTGCCTTCTTTAAGCGCTCATACGCCTCGTTCTCTAAAATTCCTGGTACGGTGAATACCCCGGAAGCGCGGCTGCTGTTTTTCCAGTAAGAGGCCGCGTAGGATTCGGCGGCTAAGCCGACCCCAATGGCGTTCTTGCAGCAGGTAATCGGACTTATACCGGTGATGCCGTCAAGTGTCGTGCCGACGACGTGCAGTATGTTCTCCGCGTCTATGAGGACTGCTGCGCCGGTGTCGGTTTGGGTGGTGGCAAACATCAGTTTGCCTTCTTTCATCACGGGGGCCGTCTTGGTGGGGCTGAGGATATGGAGGCTTACCACGCGGGCGGCCTTGTCGCGCTTGATTAGTGCGAATCCTGCGCCATGTGAAAGACAGTTGGCGAGTAGTGCGCCACGAAATGTTGAGGCCGTTTGCAGCTCGTTCGGGGCATCGTGAAGGATTGAGTATATGGCCTTGTCCTTAGCGGGCGTCAAAGATCCGTCCGGGCCGACTGAGTATGTGACCAGTGGGAGCGATGCTAAATCTTCGGAGATGGCTTTGATGGCGCAGTAGACAGCGGAGAGCGTGATCGCCGTCTTGGCGTTTACCGTTACACCGGCATCGGAACCTCGGCCACCGAAAAGTTCCTCGGCGAACGATTCGGGAACAAGAGGATTACTTGGGTCATTCAGGTTGTAGTTGGTAAACGACCGCAACGCTTGGCTAAGGAATCCCATACTTACTCACCCTTCCTTCGCGCCGTGCCATAGGCGGTGACTAGGCAGAACGCGCCGAGGACGATCCCCCCGGCATCAAGCCGGATATGCGCTACTCCAGCCGTCACGAGCGCCACACCGGCGAGTAGGAGCCAATCGAGTGGATTCCAGCGATGCGGGTTGTGCTTTGCAGTTTCAGTCATAGATAAAAAGAGGAGCCGGTACGAAAGGAATTAACGCCCGGCTCCGGAAGGAGAGCGCAGCTATGGCGGACCACGCTCTGTTAAATGGGTTGGGTAGTCAGAATGCTAGCGGTTTGATGTGGGCGGGATGTGGCTGTGAGCTACTCCGCATCTGCTAGCGAAGCCTTGCCGACCTTTAAAGGAGACGGATATTCGGGGTGACCTTCGCCGCTGTGCCGCCAACCAGGGCTCTACTCAGCGCCATTATGAGAGCTATTGCTCCATCCGTCTTAGCTTTTGGGTCACGGCCTTTGTTCGGCTTTATGTTGCCGTTGGTGTCTTCGTGGGTTACGACATTACCGAGGCACCATGCCAGGATCGGGTTTGCGTCGTGGGCAAGTACCGCGTCACCTTCGAGGATTAGCGCGTCTAGCGTTTTGGTTGGGTCGCTCAACATGCGAGCCGTTTGCGGAATCGTTATCGTGGTGGCCTTCGTCTCTTTCTGAATCCGCTCGATTGAAGATCCGGCGTTCCATTCGTCGAGGGCTACCTCTGAAATCGTGTACTGCTTTATGTCCGCTACGGCGTCATTCATGACTTGCTCGTAAGAGATCATGCTGCCTTCGGTCGCTGTGAGAAAACCTTGCCGGTGCCATTGGGCGTAGTGTGGGAAGGCTGGATCGTTGATACGGTCCTGTGGCAGATAGAAGCGCGGGAAGATTGAATACTTCGCCCTGCCGTTGACTGTTTGCTTGAAGACTTTGACGACGGCGGTTAAGTCGATTTTGGACGAGAGATCGATGCCGAGGTAGCAGGACGCGCCTTTGAGTGATTCAGGCTTGAGGGCCGGATCGCCAAGGGTGTTGTATTTCGAGATGTTGAAGAATGCGGTGTTAGCGCCAACCCAGACGTTCAGGTATTTAGTGAGGAACGCATTGGTTAGGCGCGCATTCTGTTTCGCGTTCTTCTGTTCCGAGCGGAGTTTCTCCATGCTGACAGTTACGCCAGCGCCGGGGCAGGCCATAAGTAACGCTTCTTCACTGAATGGGTCTGTATCGGCGTCTATCCCATACATGAGTGGAAAGAACTCTGGCCGCTCTATCGTCCCCTCAAGAATGCGCTTAGCCTCCTCGCACATATCGTAAAGCGGCCCTGATGTGTTGTTACCCGACGTGGATGTGTAGATACCGAGGGGTTGTAATCGGGACGCGCAACCCAGCCGGAAATTCTCGATAATCGAGTCTTCAGTGAGACTCCAGACCTCATCTACACAAAAAGCACTAGGGCTGCTACCTTCACCCGGATTACCACAAGTAGGGATGAACTTACCCCCAGTGTCGGTGATAATCGATTGAACCCGCGCATCCAGGCCGAATGCTTTACGGAGGGCCGGTTGTAGTTTGACGTTGCGCTGCGCGGGGGTAAAACATTCCCGTGACTGACTTAGTTTTGGGCTCCCTGAGAAGACCTCGGGCGCTCCTTCGCCGTCGCAACAAAGCATGTAGAGCAGGATGGCGGAGGACGTCGTTGATTTCGCAGCTTTTCTCGGGATATGCAGGAGTGTCTCCCGGCATCGGCGAAGGCCGGAGTCACGGTGGAGGAAGGCGAATATGCCGAAGATCCAGAAACACTGCCAAGGCATGAGTTTGATGAACTCTTTGCGTTGCGCCCAAATACCGCGCGCATGTCTCATCATTTCGACCCACCGGCAAACCCGGTTGCCCTTCTCCGGGTCGAAGACGTAAAGCGACTCCGGCGAGTTGCAATCTAAGATGTCGTCAAGATAACGCTGGCATCCGAGGATGGTCCATTTACAGGCGGGTATCCGCTTCGCTACGATGTCGCGGGCGTACTGTTTGGCTACCGCTGCAAAGTCTTTACCGGGCACCGGACACCTTATAGGAACGAGGCAAACGGATTGGTGGCGTCTGCCTTCGTGCTCACTGGCATGGCTACTTTCGCCCGCGATTGGGGGTCTAATCCAAACTTACTCAGTAATGAGCAGAGAGTGGCAAGCTCGCTTCCGGTGATGATTGAATAACGCTGCTTGTGCATCAGGCCGACGATTAGCTCAAAGCTAAATTTGTCCGCGTTACGCGCCACGCCGATCGGTAACACCTTTTGTAATTCGGCCCACACTTTACGGTGGCCGACATCAAGATGCTTTGGTGCGCGGCCCAAAGCGCCGGTCGTCTCTGGATCTTTGCGTCGTCGCGCCGGGTCGCGGTCGAAAGCGCCGGACGCTTCCATGGTGGCGGATGGTTTTCGAGGTCTTCCAGGCATTATTACTTCCTACTAACCAAATGAAAGTTGAAAACATTGAAATTGCGAACACGTTTTTTGGGCCGCGCCACGGTCATGGGCGGCGAGGCTGTGAAGGATTGCTAACCCCTATCCTTTCAATGACTTACGGGGACTTTCAGTGTATGATACACACGTTATTATGCTTACCTAGACGCTCTATGGGTGCGGCTCTTGCCGGGTGATCGTTGAATGACACGAATGGCAGCAGGGCATCCAAAGTGACTCATCCCAAAACAACTCGGGGAAGAGTCGCGCTGGCTTTGTGTGGTGTAAGTCCGTGGCGGCTGCACGTTGGCACATCCTGCAAATTACGTTTTGTGGTCGCATCAAGAAAGCTGCGCGCGCTCTTCGCCACCGGCCACCGTACCCACGTTCACTGCTGTTGCCGCGATACTGATCTGTCGCGCTGGGGCGCTGATGAGCCGGACAGTAGCCACCGTCTACTAAGGCGGGGCATTGGGATTGAGCGCATGGCTTGAGACTTCTCTGAGGCATGTTTCTAAGTCGCGGAATTCCGCGAGTTTCTAACTGTTGCACTTTTTCCCATAGTTAAAACTCAAACGGGCCGCCACGGTAAGTTGTGGCGGCCGAGGTGCGCTGCCGTTGCGGTGCAGTGCGGTTACTTAGTGGTTGAGTAGTTGGCTTATGCAACAGCGGCTGCTGCGGTGGCCGGTGGAACCTTGGTCACACTGAAGGCAACTTGGATTGCTAAATCCAAATCGGAGATGATATGTGCCACCGTGGACGGCAGAGAAAGCGACAACGCCAATGTTGCCGCGTTGTGAAGGACACTGGCAATTGGTGCGCCTGTGTTCGCTGTGATAAAACTGTCAACCACGCCTGCATCGGTGGTGACGGTGCCAAGGTATTTGGCAATGGCGACTAGGACTGCGGAATGGTCGGCTGTCGCCAAGGCGGAAGTAACGGCGCTGATGTCTTTGACGATGGTTTCGGCCTTAGGTAAGAGGGGCTCAATCCGGCTGAAGACTTTCGTAACGCTGGCTTCTTGTTTGTGAAACCAACCTGCTATTGCGGTGAAGAAACTCATTTGAAATAACTCCTGCTAATGGGTTTGAAAGACAGGCTGCGAGATTGTGGAAAGATCGGGCAGCCCGGCTTGTGCTCTACGGACAGTGTTATTTGTTAATACCGCTGTTGGACGGTAATTGGAGGAGGCTAGGAAAAATCCGATGGCTTCGCCGCATGAACCACGGGTGGTTTAGGCGGCGTGAGTCGATAGTTGTCAAGCCATAACGACCGAACCCGCTCATCCGGTACCTCGATCAAGCCACGTTCGTTTAGGAGCCGCACCCAACGGTAAAACCCGGACTTCGCAGACCGCACCGCCATGTAGAAGCGCCAGTTAATTTCCTCGGGATGAAATGGCACGAAGCCCGCCATCATGAGCGCGGCTTTGAACTGCGCGTTAGTGGTGTAGGCCGAATCCGTTTCCATGAGGCCCACCTTGTTCATGTCGTTCGCGAACAGGTGTTTTAGGCCGTAGCTGGTGTATCGTGCCGCCTGTTTGCTCGGAGTTAGGTGCGCCTCAATCCATATCGGCAGATAGGTGTCCCGCAGTTCCGGCTTCAGTGCTGCGTATGATCCTTCGGATGGAAAGATGATGTTCAGGTAGCGGTCGGGGGTGGTTGGTTCCACTCGTTGCGCTTCACGGGCGAAGCAATCCCGAACATAAGGTAAATTCGGGATCATCGCAATAATTTGAGAATCAAGAGTAATCATACTTATCTAATACCCGCGCCGGAGGCGAACGGTGCGTTAGTGTTTGGATGCCGTTTTTGACCCAGTGGCCCAGTCAATCCAGTCTGTTTTGCCTTTTTCATATGTGCGCGCGGTAGTGTATACCTGATACCCAAAAAAGTAAAACACATTCCAAGCTCTATATACAATGACTGGATACACTGGTTTTGACTGGGCCACTGGGCCAAAAATCATAACCAGTCACATAAAGGTGCTGCACTCAGCCGAAGCACTCAGCTGAAGCACCGTCATGTATCGTACTGGGCCGACCATGTGTGAGCTACAGCACTGGCTACAGCACTGGCTACTGCACTGGCTACCGCACTGGGCGCTTATACATTCTAGGCCGGGTGCCGTCAGCTTGCTTCTTCCTGGGTTTGATGAGCGTCCACCCGAGTTTCTTTACGATGTCGGCGAGTCTGGCGTAGTCAAAGGCGGTCACCCCGGCCAGAGGCTTATCGACTGTTTGTAAAAGCATCGCCAAGCTGATCTCGCCCACCTTTGCCATTTCGTCAGAGGCGAGAAACGACGCGATTGAGTCGAACCAAGGCTCTGGGAGCACTCGCTCTTCTTGTTCTTCCTTGGCGAGTTTTTTCACGATGCTAGTTAGTTTCCAGCTGACCCCGTCCTGGAACATCTGGTAGACCTCAGCCCATATCTGATCCCGGTCCCGAACCAATCCGTCACGGTCAACGAATGATCCGTCCCGGTTCGTAATCACGTCGCTGCAAGCTACCGGCCAGAAGCGCCGATTCCCGGTCACGTCCTTCAGGTAACAGTCGTTGTTTGTGCCGCCGAAGAACACCGACTGCCTCGGGTATCGTTTGTCCAAAATGCCGTAAGGACTCCGCACCCGGTCGGCAGTTTCAGTGAGGAAGCCCTTGAGTTCGTCCACTTCCGATTTACGGGCATGGACCATTTCCTGTAATTCCACAAACCACTGGCCGTGGAGGTTTAAAAGTGTATCCGGCCTGGCTAAATCGGCTTTTAGGGTCCCGATCCATTCCGGCTTCGCCATGAGGGCTTTCACGGCTGCTGATTTCCCCAGCCCTTGGGTGCCTTCCAGAACCAGCGCGCCATCTATTTCGCAACCCGGCTGCATCACCCTGGCCACTGCACTTACCAGGAACGCTTGGCCCACCGCTGAGGTGTAATCATTCGCTTCCGCGCCAAGGTACGTGGTGAGCCAGTGGCCCACCCGTGGTGTGCCGTCCCAAATCAAACCGTTCAGATAATCGCGCACGGGATGGAAGGTGCGGTCGTGCGCCACGGCCAGCATAGCTTCGTACACCAGCATTTTGCCGAAGTCTTCGCCGACCTTCTGATTGAGGATCAACCGGGTTTTAGTGATTTGAGCATCGCCTATTTCCTGCCCCTCCCTCAAGAGTTCGGCTCCGATGTCCCGCGTTATCTTGGCGCGGTTGTAAAACTCGTCGAAGGCAATACCCCGATGCCACAACGGGGAAGTTTTAAGAATGAGGTGAACATTCTTGATCGTGTGCAGAATGGAAGTTCCTTTTTCGCCCCGGTCCAGCTTGTCGATATAATCCAGGTCGGGGCCGTCATCCGCGCCAACCTCTTCATCCGCCTCAACGAAGGTGGAGTTAGCCTTTTCCTTTTTGTCTTCGGCTTCCTCGTCCAACGTTTGGTAGTTCATCATGCTTTGGGCCATTTGGATCGAGTGGGCCAGGGCCGCACCGGGGCAGTGCTCATCCACCCACGCCAACAATTTGGGCAGGATCGACACCGAATCGCCGCCCATTTTCCGCAGGCCCATGGCGTAAGCCAACATCGCTTCATGGCGGGAGCCCTCGGGTACGATTTCACCGGCTTTGAGGTTGCGGAACGCCTTGACCTTCCCACTACGCCCTGCCTTGGCTTTGAGGATCAGCGAGCGGAGCCATAACGGGCATGGCGCTACCACCACATCCCACCAATCCACGCCAGTCGGAACATCCCAGGTGTATGGAGCGCCGGTTGCCAGCCGGACACTGGGCGGTGCCACAGCCAGCCCGTGCCAGCCACGGATGTCAATCCCCGGCGCTATCGCGGAGGTTGAGTTGGTGATCTTCAGGTTCGGGGGATAAAGGAAGTAATAATGAGTCCCACCGCTGGGGGTCCGCACCCTTAGCGTGTTGGGGAGTTTGCCGTACTTTGCTTCCAATTCGGCCAAGCTGATATGGCCGCCATTCTTTGGGTCGATGTCCAATATGAACACCGTCCAGCCTGTGCCGATGCCGATGTTGGCGTCCGGGTACTCGTGCCACCACTTCCAGATCGTGGCCGGGTCAGTCGTCGCCAAGTTCGGCCAGTCCACCAGAATCGCCTTCCGGTCGTTGAGTGGGTGAACGCGGTAGCCGTGGGCAGCTAATTCAAGCGCGCCCAGGTACCGGATGTTGCCGAGAACCGGGTCCGGTGGTTCCGGGACTTCATCCAGATTAAACGTCATCTCAACCTGCGTGTCGGGCAAAGGTAATTGCAGTTGTTCGTCTTTCATCAATACAAACGCCTCCAAATATGCGTTCGTTAGTTGAATACCCGTTGCCGCGCCGCATACGTCGATTTGAAAAATCTTTTTTTCGTAATTCGCCGAAAGCCGGCGGCAAGGCTTCGCCAACGTGGGTATTAGGTACTGTGCAATATTCACCTCGCCAACCCGCTGCGCTGCTAGCGTTCTTGAAATTACTCAAATCCCCTGAGACGGAACCTGTCCCGGAGAAACCTCTAGGGGAAATCCTACCCACTACCCAAGTCAAGCGCCTCTGGCATGACTTTGAGACTCGGGCGACTCCCGACTTAAAGAAGGTAGGCGCGTACAACTACCTCACTCACCCAACCGCAACGCCGTTGATCTTCGCGTATGGTTTTGACGACTCCCCCGTGATGCATGTGGACTTGACGATCAGTCCAATGCCGGAAGCCATCCTGGAGATAGTCGGGAATCCAGCTACCCAACTGTGCGCCTGGAACAGCGGGTTTGAGCGCCTGGTCTGGCAACACCTCTTCCACATCGATATCCCGTGTGATCGCTTCTACGACCCTTCCACACTCAGCCGATACCTAACTCAGCCCGGCAAACTCTCCGAAGCCTGCAACTCGTTAGGCATGGGTGAACAAGGGAAGGACGAAAAAGGAAAGAAACTGATCGACCTATTTTCCAAAGTCAGCAAGGCCACCAAGGCAGCGATCAAGAAAGGTGGAGCGCCCACTTACTATAAGGATC